GAATTTGCAAGAACTGGACGTATCGCGCCTAACGGTGGCGGCGTGCTTTGAAGGCACAAACGTGAAAACAGCACTTAAAATCAACGAAACGGCTACACGGGCGGCGCTAGTCGGCATGATCAGCCGCTGCGTGGACTTCATAGACGCAAATAAGACACTAACAGAGCCGGGGCACATTGCACTAACCGTTAACGAGCTTTTGCAGCAGTTCCCGGCCTTCACGCTTGAGGATTGGCGCTTATGCCTGTACATGATGGCCAAAGAAAGCTTTGGGCCGTACTACGAGCGGCTAAAATTGGCGCAGTTTGTCGATTGCTTTACCAAATACGATCAACTCAAGCAGCCAGTGATACAAACGATCCGCGAGAACGAACGCAAAGACGCTGAGCGGATGCAACAGGAAGCGATGAGGCATTTACAGCCCGAATACGCCACGCAAATTAACCCGGTGGCATCGAGGGTTCACCCAGCCGATTGGATAGCAGGAGAAGACCGTTTAACGTACACAGAGCGCGAAGAGATGCAGAACCGACAGAAGCAAGGACAATGAAAACAGTAACAAGCGTGAGCGGCGGCCAGTCGTCGGCATATATAGCGGCAAATTATCCGAGTGACTACCTTGTTTTTGCTTTGGTATGCATTGAAGACCGCAAATGCACGCCAAAGGATGCAAAATTAGTACAGGCGGTAAGCGATCGCATTGGTCAAGAATTTATAGCTACAGCAGAAGATGACACGATCCTGCACACAATGTTTGACCTCGAGCAGTATTTAGGCCAGCGCATTGACTGGGTTACAGGTGAAACGTTTGACGTGGTGGCACAAAGCGGCGGACTTTTGCCAAATAAACTGCACAGATATTGCACGGTTGAAATGAAGCTTAGGCCGATGTATCGATGGTGGAAAGAGAAAATAAATGAACCTGTTGAAATGCGTATTGGTTTTAGATCAGGAGAAGAACGAAGGGCCAACAGGATGCTAGAACGTTGCAATGATGTTGGTTTATTAGAGTTTAAAGACGTAATTGGAAAGCACAGCAACGGCAATAACAAATGGGCAACGAAAGCATGGCAAAAGCCTGTTTTTCCAATGATAAAAGACGGAATACACCGCGATAAAGTTGTAGAGTTCTGGAAAGCCAAATCGGTCCGTTTTGCAGAACGAAACAACTGCGTTGGTTGTTTTCATAGAAACCCATTACTACTGCGAAAAATGTGGGATCAATACCCTGATAAATTGCAATGGTTCAGCAATCAGGAAAAAACGGGCAAAGGCTGGTGGAGATACAAGGAAATAAGCTACGAAAACATAAAAAAACACAGATTGCAACACGAATTATCTTTTGAGGATTTTAGTGAATGCGACTCAGGACATTGCGGATTATGACAGAAATAGAAAGATTTTGGCTTGACCTGATGGACGCACGCAGGTACGCAATCACAGAAGTATATGGCGCGGAATGCGCGAGCCGTTACCAACCGCACCCGATCGAAAAAGAGTACTTTATCAGCCATGCGGGTACTTTCTCAGCGCATCCAAGTGTAACCGAACACACCAAAGCGTTCTGGATCATGTGCGAGACGCACTATTCAACACAGCGCGAGGCGTACCGCAGGAAGCTACGGGCGAACTGGCACAGGGTGCAGCAGTCCACCGAATACAAGAACCGCAAGCGAGAGCGTGAACAGCTAAAGGACTACATTAGCGACGCAATCAATGGCAATGGCAAAGAAACCTAAGCGAAAGAAGTCTGAACGTTCTAAAATTATAGCCCAATGCGATAAGCTTTGGAGCAGATATATACGCGCAAAGTATGCAGATAAAGAAGGATTTGCCGAATGCTACACGTGCCGAAAGCGCGATCACCTCAGCAAACTATGTGCCGGACACTTTGCGAGTAGAAGACACCTGCAAATGTTTGAAGGCCGCCCATTACGTTACCACGAACAGAACACCCGCGTTCAGTGTTTCGGCTGCAATATTGGGCAACATGGATTGCAGTGGGTGTTCGGCGACAGGCTGGAGGGAGAGGAAAGAGGCTTACCGGGATCTATTTTTAAAGCTATACAGGGAGCAACAGCAACAACGGCTGAGCTTAAAAGCACGCTCCATGAACTCCAATTACTACAAACAACCACGCCCGATGATTGGTGGATACAGCAAAAGCGAGAGGATACAGATAGCGGCACAGCTGAGAGCGTACGCAGATGATAGGCGTGACCTGTATGGTAGTAGGTGGATCAACGTGGTAGCTGATGACGTCCTGGGATTGATTGAACACATTGACTAATGCCCACGATACCACGCAAGCAAACGCCCGATCCGAGGCGCAAAGGACGCAAGCGAGACAGGCCGCAAGATCTCAGGTACTGGACAAACGCGTGGAGGAAGAGCCGGTTGGCATTCCTAAAGAATAACCCTGAATGCACTGGATGCGGCGGACCTGCCAACGTGGTGGATCACGTCGTACCGGTGCGGCAGGGCGCTGAGTTCTTCGATGTAAGCAACTGGCAGAGCCTCTGCACACCATGCCACGCAAGCAAATCAGGGCGAGAAGCACACGGGGGGTAGCCCCCTGCAAAAACCTCAGCCAAAAGCGCCTGCATCGCCGTAGTATCCATGGCGAAATATTTCATTTTTTTCTTTGCGTTTTGGCGCTACCTTTGAGCATGGACGTACTCACAGACACGCAAAAGCTTGAATACAAGCGCATAAAAAACGCATTGCGCAGCGCCCGACACATCGGCGAATTAGATGAAGACCTGTTAACGATGGCCGCCTGTTTAGCGGTTGAGGTGCGCGAGCTGCAAAGCCTAATCGACGAAAAGGGATACACCTACGAATTCAAAAACCGTGACGGCGGCACGATGACGAAGCACCGGCCTGAACATCAGATGCTAGTAGAATCACGATCAAAGTACTTAGTTGTGCTGAAGGAATTAGGCATGACACCAGCCGCACGCAAGCGCATTGAAGTCGAAGTTGAAATGGATGACGAACTTGAGCAGCTCCTAACTTTCAAAGATGCTTGACAGCGTTGGGCACACGTATGCACTCGACGTTATAACGGGCAAGATACCGGCGGCCAAGTATGTGGCCAAGGCGTGCCAGCGATACCTTACCGATCTCGACACTGCCGAGGAGCGCGGCCTAGAGTTTAGGCCAAAGACGGCACAGGCTTACATTACATTTTTTCAGCGGGCGATCCGTCACACCGTAGGCGAATGGGATGGCAAGCCGTTCGATCCACTTCCATGGCAACAGTTTATATTGTGGAATCTTTACGGGTGGTTTCGTGAGGACGGAACAAGACGCTTTAATTATGCTTATATTACGGTTGCTCGGAAGAATGGCAAGACGACACTTATGGCGGGCTGTGCGCTCGCTGCTCTTTTCTTTGATCAGGAAAAAGCTGCCGAGGTTTATTTTGCGGCAACTAAAAAAGACCAAGCCAAAATCGGATTCGACGAAGCGCAAAGGATGGTCTCGATTTCGCCGCAACTCCGGCGACACCTAAGGGCCGGGAAGCACGATATAAAAGCGCCCAAACTTTCAGCGCGTTGCACGTATCTAAGTAGCGAGCGCGATACACTGGACGGCTTGAATATACACTTTGCAGGGATTGATGAATACCACGCGCACCCAACCGATGGTGTGGCCAACGTCCTGCGATCAGGAATGCAGGCGCGGCGCAACCCGTTACACCTGACAATTACAACGGCAGGATTTAACCGTGAATCTCCATGCTACGAAATGCAAAAGACGTGCAAGGAAATACTCGACGGAGTAAAGCACGACGACGCACAATTTGCGTTGATCTACGAACTGGATGAAGAGGACGACTGGACGGACTCCAGCACATGGATTAAAGCGAATCCATCGTTGGGCGTGGCGCTACGTCAGCAATTACTAGAATCACAACTACAACAGGCCATTAACCTAGGCGGATCGCGAGAGGTTGAATTTAAAACGAAGCACCTGAACAAATGGGTGACGGCTTCGAAGACTTGGATACAGGACGAGATATGGAGCGCCAACGAACGCAAGGAAGATTTGACGGGGCGGATCTGTTGGGGCGGGTTGGACCTTGCAAGCGTTTCGGATATGACGGCGCTGGTTATGGTGTACCCGGACGGCGACGGCTACCATGTGCGCGGCCATTACTTCATGCCCAGCGATACAATCGACAACATACTGGACCGTGACCCGTCGCATATCTATCGGACCTTTTTAGATCTTCCAAACTTCCATATAACAGACGGAAATGTGACGGACTACGCGGCGATCCGCCGGCTGGTCAGTGGGGTGATGAACCGGCCCGACGGTCAGGAAGTAGACGCCACTAGCTTAATGCATAATTACCAAGTGGAAAAGATTGCATTCGACAGATACAACAGCACGCAGATCGCAATCGACTTAGTGGACGACGGCGTACCGCTGACGCCATTCGGTCAGGGCTTTGTATCAATGAGCAGCCCCACCAAACAGCTGGAGGTATTGGTAAGGACGGGCAAGGTGTGGCACGATGGCGACCCGGTACTACGTTGGGCGCTTGGTAACGTCGAATTGAAAATGGATCCGGCCGGCAACATAAAAGCCGACAAACAAAAGAGCGGCGGCAAGATTGACCCAATTGTCGCCATGGTCATGGGCATCGGCGAACACATGAAAACACCGCAGGAGGTAGAACAGAATTTTGATATAATTTCCCTGTAGTAAATTGCAACCCATATGGCAACACTTCGCGACAGATTAAACGCACTTTTGAGGTATCGCGTAGGTAAGTACGATTCGCAGACCTTAGCGAATGACCTAGGCATTTACGGCACTACCGTAAGCGGTGCGAACATTAACGAGAACACGGCGTTAACAATCTCGACGGTATACGCCTGCGTGTACAAGATAGCCAGCACGTTGGCGAGTTTGGATTTGGAAATTTATGAGCGCATCGGGCGCGAGATAGAACCGGCAAACGTTCACCCAGCTTATGACGTTATCAAATACAAGCCCAACGAATACCAAACGGCTTTCGACTTTTGGGAGACGGTAATAAGCAATGCAGTAATTAACGGCGTTGGCTATGCACTGATTGAGCGCGATAACCGTGGATATGTTACCGGTTTGATATGCTTGGATTTGTACGACGTAGACCGCAAGACCGTGAACGGGCAGTTAGTTTATAGCGTGCGCAACGTGGGCATCGTACAGGCTGAAAATATGCTGGAGATTTGCAACCTGCAAAGGAAGTCACCGATACGATTGCACCGTGAGAATTTAGGACTAGCCAAAGCAGCCGAGGATTTCGGCGCGGAGTACTTTGGAAGCGGCGGGCAAATGACGGGGATATTATCCAGCGACCAGCCTTTGAAAAAGGAGCAGATGGATATTATACAGGGCAGTTGGAACAAGGCCGCACAGCAGGCCGGCACGAAGCTGCTGCCGTTTGGATTTAAATATTCGCGGATCAGCATCAGCCCGGACGAGGCGCAATTTATCGAGACGCGTAAATTTCAGGCTGAAGAAATATGCCGCATTTTTAGCGTGCCGCCTACATTGGTACAGCTCGAAAGCCAAACAACTTACAACAACGTTGAACAGCAGAACTTACAATTCGCACGGCACACAATTGCACCTTGGGCCAAGCGCATCGAGCAGGAAATTGATCGTAAGCTGATCCAATCACGCGAGCGCCCACAGATATATAGCAAGTTCAATTTAAACGATTTGTACCGGGGCGATATGCAGAGCCGCGCCGACTTCTACACGAAGATGCTCAACAACGGCGTGCTGAGTATTAACGAAGTCAGGGGCAAGGAAGAACTAAACCCAACGGAAGGAGGCGACACGCATACTGTTGCCGTCAATCAAATCGCACTGGATAGGCTAGGCGCTTATTCCGATAAAGTATCAGAAACAAATAACAATGGACAATAAAGACGATAAGCGCACCGAGGAGCTGCGCAACCAATACGGCGACAGCGTAGAACTGCGCACGTCAGAAGTGCGCGCCGCTGGCGATGACGCTTTAGTAGTCGAAGGCTATGCAAGCAATTTCGATGTGGAGTATGATTTAGGTTATTTCAAAGAAACCGTAGCACGTGGCGCATTCGATGACGTCATGGAAGACGACGTTCGATTTTTGCTAAACCATACCGGCGCACCATTGGCACGAACTACAAACGGCACTTTAGAACTTAGCGTTGACGATCAGGGTTTGAAGTACAGGGCCGCACTTGCTGACACGCAGGACGGGCGCGACCTTTACAAGCTAATTAAGCGCGGCGATATATCACAAAGCTCGTTTGCCTTTACAATCGAGGCGGACGAATGGAGCGAAGACCGAAGCACGCGAACCATTACCAAGGTTGGCAAGCTATTGGATACGTCAGCAGTAACATACCCAGCAAGCCCGACGGCTTCAGTATACGCGCGAAACATGGCAGCGGCGGCGCAGGAAGTGGAGGAGTTGAAAGATGAACAGGTAGCAAGCGAACCCGTAGAGGAGAAGCGCGCAGAACCTGAAACGATAAAAACAGAACCGCGTAACTTTACGCAAAATATTACAAAGATGACTTTAAACGATTTGAAAGGCCAGCGCAATGCGAACTACGAAGAATTCGTAGCCATTGGCCAAAAGGCGGACAGCGAGGGCCGCGTACTTACTGAAGCAGAGCAGGAGCGATGTGATAAGTTGGATAACATGATCCAAGATTTGGACGTGAAGATTAAGCACAAAACACGCGAGCAAGATATGGTTGCACGCATGGCGCAAACAGGAACAGCCGGCGCATCAGAGCAACGCGAAGTTGAGCGCGTCAACGGTTCTTTTTCCCTAAGCCGTGCAGTCGCTGCAGTTGCAAACGGTCGAAATTTGGAAGGTGCAGAAGCAGAGTGGGCAAGTGAGGCAAGCAAGGAAGCACGAAGCCAAGGCTTGCAGATGGCTGGACAGATTGCAATCCCTTCAATCGCTTTGCGTGCTGGAGGTCAGGACGATTTCCAAGCAGGAAGCGGCGACGGTTCTGGATTCGTTCCAACTGTTGTACCTGCTGCAATCGAAGCATTGCGCGCCCCTACCGTAGTCGAAGGACTCGGCACGACAGTAATTCGAAACGCTACCGGTAACTTGCAGTTCCCACGCGTAAGCGCGAAGGCCGCAGGTACAATTCCAACATCAGGCGACCCAGCAGTAGCGGACGAAGTAGGAAGCGATTCTAATTCAGGCATGGAGATGGACGAGGTATCTATGACCCCAACCCGTGTCGCAGCGAAGACCAAGTATTCAAAACAGTTGATTTTACAGGGAGGCCCAGAAATTGACAACCTCATTTCAAACGAGTTGGCAGCAGCTATGAACGCGTTTGTAGATGATTATGCTTTTGATGCTATCATGGCATCTACTGCCGTTAACACGTATGGCGACCCTACAGCTGACATTGAATTCACAGCAGCAGTTGCGAACGGAATGGAGGCGCTTGTATTGGCTGACGGTGCAAACCTTGCTAATTCTGCCTATGTAATGAGTCCTAAGGCTTACGAACTTTCGAAGTCGGTGGCACAGGTTGCAAGCGTCAACGCACTTTGGGAGAACGGTCAGTTCAATATGTATCGCGGAGTGGCTACGCCTTACCTTGTGAACACACGAAACACCGGAGACACTGCCGACGCCGGGCAAATGGTATTCGGTAACTTTGGGCAAGGCGCACTGCTTGCATATTTCGGAGGCATCGACCTGCTTGTAGACCAATATTCCAACGCGTCAACGGCACAGGTTGCACTTCACGTCAATCGTTTCTTTGACTTTGCTCTGCGACAGCCTGAAGCGTTGTGCCGAGTGAAGCCTTTGGTTGTAGCTAGTTAATTTGGTTAGGTTATAGTTTGGTGAAAGGGGGGCTTCGGCCCCTCTTTTTTTTGTCCGTATTTTAGCGACATGATGACCGTAGAAATAACAGGCACGCCCGACCTGAATAGCATTATTACCGTGGCA